CTGCATAATCACCGATGTCAGTTCATTGACATAAAACCGCACCAGGTCATCTCGTCCTTGCCGTTCTGAGGCACGGAGCAGTGTCCAGAGTGCTGCCTCGGGGAGCATCCTTTCTGCCATCTGCTCCTTGATCGAATCGTCCATCTGGTCGGCGTCCTGTATTGCAAGGATGCGGTCCCTGATGGCACGGTCGGAGAGCAGTGGTGTCGGGCCTTCCCGAGCAATCTGGGCCATTGAGTAGCGGGTCATGTCGTCCTGTGGCAATTGACCCACTAGGTTGACAAGCGGAGCGCCCGTATTCTTCATGGAGTCCGGGTTTATCTCCTCAGTGAAGTACACCCTGTTCCGATCCATACCGGAGACTTCCATAGACTTAAAAGAGCCACCAGCGTACTGGTCTGAGATGAGATTAAATATCATCTGATAGGCCCGTTCAACTCCTCTGAGGTACTTGTTGACCGTCGTTTCGACACCCTGTCGGAGCGTATTGATAGCAAATCCGCTTAACTGGAACGGCAGTTCGCCGTACACAGAGTGCGGGATGGAACCCCGCTGCATCTCACCGGAGACTAGGCTCATAAACGCCCCGGTCTCCTTAGCGACTTCCAGTAGCCCAAGGGGTTCGACGTTCTCGTTCTGAGCAAGGGAAATCTCCGAACCTTCCAGATACGGGTCTTCATCGAGTGATTTTGTCCCATCCCTGGAACGGACGATGAGTCCCTGCCTGCGGGACCGTGCGGTCAGTTCGAGAAGCGTACTCATCATGAGGTTATGCTTGGGATACAAGTCCCTTGTCGAATGGAAGACGCTTTCTCCCACATCGGCGATGGTATCCACCGTATTGGATGAGGCCAGCGTAACGATATAGGGGTTTGCCCCGATAGGGCAGACAAACGCAGGCACCTGGTCAGCGCCGTGGACTACCTGTTTCTTCACCGTCTTAGTTAAGGGGCTGTCCCCTGAGCCGTTATAGATGATGATCGTATTCATTTCCTTGTCGTAGAAGTCATAGACGGCAATGGCATCTCCCCGATACGGGGTATCCCAGTCCACCCGGATACCATACTGAGCAAAGATCTGGTCCTTTGTCTTCGGAACCTTATAGCAAACCCAGTCCAACCCTTCCGGTCCGACACCCCAATAGGTATGCATCGGGTCCCACGGGGTTATGTCCACATAGGTTGTGCCATCTTTTCTTTTTGCGAGGAGCGCTCTGCCTGCGACCCACCCACGAACTGCCGCATACCAGCCGAGCTGGTCACGGAGGGTCGGGACCATCATCCGCATGAGCCGTTCATCGGCGGCACGGGATATCCCGATCAGGAACCGTTCCTTCATTTCGTTCCGCTGCCGCAGATCCGGGTCGACGGTATCGTGGGGAATCCTGACGGTCATCTCCGCCCCGGACACCCAGCCGATAACCTTTTCCGCATAGGTCTGCGGGCTATTCGACGTATAGGACTGGTATCCCTCGCCTGCGTCAAAGGGCTCCAGGCGGTACAGGTCATGGTCTTCCTGCATCCTAGTCCTGAGCGGCTCGGTTGCATCATAGTGTGCATCGACCAGCTCGATAATATCTTCAGGTTTCCGTTTCGCCATTTACCACCTCTTCACATGGATACTCTGCCGTCCTTCGACGTAGCCGTACCCGAAACGATCTATGAGACCATAAATCACTGCTTTTACCCCGTGATTGTTTTTATCTTCCGGGATATCCCCTACTATATTCCCTTCTCGGTCTGTTTTCCAGCGGTAGACCCTCGTCTGCCCGTCAAACGGGCTGGGTGCAGCGCCGAATTCCGACAGCATCCCGCCGCATTTCGGACTAAACACAATACGTGGAGCGTGTGTTGCGGGATTAATCTTGAGCCACCCTTTCAGCCTCTCCGTCCCCTCGTTGATCCTGATTTTCTGTGACGAGAGATAGAGCCCGGTTTTCTCAAGCCATACCTCTGCTGGTGCTGCCATGGCTTGGTGCTGGGTTCCGGCGATGTCGATGACACCGAATCGGACATCTCTCCACCAGGGTCTGGACTGGGCGATGTCGATGATTTCGTCGGTAACGAGTCCTTGTTCGTAGATCTCGTCGATAATACAGATTTGTTCACCCCGGACTTGTACCACTTCCACGGCATAAGCGCCTGCATAACCTGGGTCCATCCAGAGATGAACAGGTTCACCTTGTTCATATTCCACCTCGCTAATATGCGCGTCGGGACGAAACTCCGGAAAGACCAGCCCTTTGGGCGGACTCGGTTTCCCCTCGATACGCTCCATAAAAAAGTCGTCACTTGAGACATCCTTGAGTCTCAGTATTTCCGGGTCGGTTGCCCCACCCGGGTAGAGATATACATTCGTATAGCTTGGAAGCGAATAGGCCCGTGCCTCCTTGTCTGCCCCGCTTGCCCACGCGGTGAACATCTGGGGATACCATCCTAAGCTCCCCTCGAAGGTTCCGGCGAGGAACATCCATCCCCTCTTCGGGGCGCAGCGCCCCCTAAGTCTGAAGAAGGTTTCGATATCGAGCTGGGACGCTTCGCATCCGAGAATTCCATTAGGGGCCCGCATTGCAAGAGTTCGAGGGTCTTTAGCACTCTTCGTCTCGATTCTGGTGCCATCCGCAAGAGTGAGATGACCAGGGTCAACTCGCTTAGACGCTTCTTTAAGAATACCGAGGGCGGAGAAGTCCTGTAAGAGGTACTCGAATTCCGCCCTCGTCCGTTCATAGTCTGCCGCAACGAGCCAGTAGAGCCCTTTCTCTTCCGTATCCGCGAATCTACTGAGGAGATACTTTGCGGCAATAAGAGACTTGCCAGCCTGTTCGCCCCCGGCAACCAGGTTAAACCTATAGGGGCTATCGAGAATAACAGCCTGCTCATTCGTCGGCGTAAAACCCACTTTTTGAAATAGGTAATCACGTAACAGCGGCCCCTTTACCAGTGTTGTCAACGCTTCTTCCTTGCCTTCCCAGCCTTAGACAGCGCAATAGCAACCGCCTGTTTCTGAGGACGGCCTTCCTTTTTAAGCCGGCGGATATTCTTACTTACCGTCTTCCGGCTTGTCCCTCGTTTGAGCGGCATGTCCCCGCCTTTCTAGAATCTCCTGCAACGTATCTTCAACCTGCGGTGGAAGAGCAGTTGGAGAATCATCCCTATGCTTCTGGACTTCCTTGGAAGCCTTACGCCACTCGAAGATCAGATCCTTTGCCGCATCTTCGCTTATGGCAATCTGCGGGCGGTACTTTGCGGGTAAGTTGGCATTCAATAAACCCAGTAACAAGATATCACTGCCACGGTTCTTGTCCGGGTTCTTTACCCGCTCCAGAGCGATCCCCTCAAGGTTCTCCCCAAACGCCTGCTTCCTCTGGTCTAGGTCTTTTGAAAACTCGTGGTCCGCAGCCTGCCACTTCACGTAGGTATTACGGGCAATCCCCGCCACCTCACACGCCTTCAGAACCGTCCCGTACTCCCCATACGCCTTCAGGAACAACGCCTTCCTCCGCGCCGACTCCTCTCGATTGTCTTCGTTGAGCTTCCTCGCCGCTTCATGGAAGGCTGGATTATTTTTCTGAGTCATCTGTTCTCCCTTCCCCTAACAACCCCATCCCTCTACCGGAGTATGACATATGATAGTACCCCCCCCCCTAAAGGGGGGGGTGGGTATACTATCATATGACTATAATACTACACCGTATGATAGTGTTATATCGCTATAAAATTATTACAACATGGTGTTACTGAGGGCATTACACTCCTATTTACATCACTCTGTCAACCATTTTATGTAAAAACATGTAAAAAAGTACATCTATGATACTATCATAAATGATTTATGATACTCACAAATCACATTTACGAGCTGTTTTGTGTGGTTTTGCGTCGAAAGAAACGCTTTAATGTAAAAAAGTCTGGCGGGGGTATATTCATACCCCAACCAACAATTACAAGCCATACCCCCTCAAGCCATCACAAACGCAACGCAACAAACACACACCAATACTCAATTATCCAACCACAGACAGCAAACACACGCACATAGACACACGCAGACCAACACACACACCAACGCACACAGACACACAAACCAGCATACACACACCATCACACTGCCACACACACATGACACATAAGCATAAACACACACACATAGACACGCATTCACACACACACGCACATTCAAACAAACACCCACCCACAGACACGGAACACCACCAAGAGACTACAAGGAAGGGGATTCGTTGAAGGGGATTTGAAGGAAGGGGATTTGTTAGTTGCTCGCTGCGCTCGCTCGCGGCTTTTTAAAATCGGTAGGCTGAACGCTACGCCATGCCTCTGTGTGGCCTTGTGCGCCACGTAGACATCCACGCGCCACCGATTGCCTGCACCACTACGCTTGCTGTCACTCAACCCATTTCGCCGCATACACCGAAATAGTTTGAGTGAGTTTTTTTTAATTGCTGGTATCTCTCTGGTTGTATTCCCCCACCATTCCCAAACAAACCCGCCGCCCTCTGGACTCAGAAGAAGAAAGCGAACCAAGTTGGGCAAAGCTATTATACCCCTTGACAAAGCCCGCTATAGCATGTATACTATGGTCATATTAGGAATTGGAAAGAGGAGTACAACAGAATGCCTAAGACAATGCAAGCAGAAACGGCTACCAAGGTGCAACGGAAACGCACAACCAAAGAGGACGCGGCCAGTCTCAAGCCCGGGCTTGAGATTGACTCACTGGCCCCAGCCTACAAGGAAATCGAGCGGATGATTGCCTACTTCCGGGAAGATATGGGATTCCGGGACATTCGAATAACTCCGGTTATCCAAACACAAGGCAAGCGGCGTTCATGCTATGGGCACTTCACTAGTGCCAAAGTATGGAAAACCAAAGACGGTATGCAGTCGCATGAAATCCAGATTAGCGCGGAGCATTTGACGCGCCCAGCCATGGACATAGCCACCACAATTCGGCACGAATTGGTACACGCGAGCAACTGTGAGAATGCCATCGTGGATACTTCCAATGGCGGGACATACCACAACAAAAGGTTTCTGCAGTCGGCTAGTGCGTTCGGTCTAGAGATGGCACCAAAAACGACAACCAATGGACATGGAATCACAAAAGGGTTCACGGCGGTGTACGAGGCTATAGTGGCTCAGGAATTGCAACCCGATGATGGTGCATTCACCTTAGCCCGGCAGATAGTCGCGGCCAAACCTAAAACAAAGGGCAAGATGAACAAGTGGAGTTGTGAATGCACAACGATCAGAGCCGCCGTAGAAGTTGTGGCGGTATGCCAGAAGTGTGACTCGTCTTTTCTTATGGTGGATCGCGTGGAGAGTGCTGTGACTCGTCTTTTCTTAAAGTCTAAACTTTAATTACAAACAGATAGCCGATAACGGCCCAAGGTTTGGGCCGTCGTTGTGAGGTGGTAGCTCACAACCTGACGAGGCATACCGAATAACTAAATAGGAGTACAACAAATGGCAAACTCAAACGGCGCAATGACAGACCTAAAACAACTAAATAGGGAACGGCTCGCCAGTCTCAAGGTTGACGGCATGAGCCACGGCCTGGGAA